CCATAGATAAGAGCAGAGAATTTATCTTTTCCTATCTTTCTGGTAACCCTCTCCAAAGCTACCTTGTTTCCTGCTGTGTCTGTTTCCTTTTGTATTAAGTTTAACATTTCTTCTTTAAGAATTGATGTTAAAGTAAAAGGAACAAGATATTCACTTCTCTTGGCAGGCGACATATCCATACCTACTTTGGTTCCTAATAATTTAGCCTTAGCTGTTCTTTCATCTATTAGTAGGCGAAGTGCCCCCGAACCCATTTGAGATTGTAGGTTTACATAGCATATGTCATTTATTTCAGCATTTGCCTTCATTAAATACATCGCATCTTTTTCAGTTTCTGGGTCATCTCTATATATTTTAGCATATTGACGATCTGGATCTGTTTCAGCAATAACCCCGAAAGGAGGGTATTCTTCTCCAGTTTTATCATCATAATTTCTTAGCACTAAGAAATCAACAAGCCCAGACCCTAATCCATTCGAGTCTATGATAAGTGCCTTACACTCAAACTCATAAAACTTCTTCTTAATAAACAATGCTTGATTTAAGAAGTGGTCTGCTTCAATCGTGAACATATTGACGACTGATTTGATGTATGGTTGGTTGGGGCGAGGTTGTACTTTGATTATGGTTGCTACTGTTTGGCATCCTTTTACCGAACGGGCAACATCGACCCCCATAATATAATAATAATTTCCTATACCTTTTTGGCTATAGGAGTGCTCTGGTTGTTGTAGCACTCTACATTTGTCAAATTGTTCAGAAGAGAAGAAAGCTTCTTCTGAACTTCCAGCCCAGACTGACTCATATTCTCTCGCAAAAGAAACTTCATTGAAAGTTCCATCTTGCTTTAATTGTGAAACGAAATCTTTATCTAGTAATCCCATGGCAACAGGAGTTCTCCAAGATCCACCTGCTACACACGCTAATCCTGGTCTCACTACTTGCCATATTAAAAATTGTATCATTTTAGCATAGCTATAATGGCTTTTAACGATTTGTTCTACTAAGTTCGCAACACTTAGCAAGTTCTCTTATGAACTTCTACATATCACTATGTAGTCCAGACTATATCATCTTCCACGGGGGAAGGTCTCCTTTTCGAGTATCATCAGCTTATACTCTACTCCCTGCCGGGATAGTCGTTGAACTTTACCTTTCGGTCTTAGCTACTGATTGTCTTGGTTTCCCCAAGAGTTCCCAGTAATTAAAAGACTTTTTCGACATACATTGCTGTATGAAGGGACAAAATTTATCCTGCAGTACTCACCCAGCATTGACTTTTGTTTAATCCTTCCAATGGATCAACAAGTCCTCCTGCTGTTCTTCTATTAACGTTCATTAGCATTGATTTGGACTATATCATCAACCAATTTGGTTGCGAGACGCTTCGATTGGTGGCAAACTCCAACCTACTGGGCTACACTCATCACCCATAGTCTCTACACGTTCCTAATATTAGGCTTCGCACGGGATTGTCATTTCTGATTTCCCCGTTAGCATAAATATAAATATTTACACACCCCTTTGCCTTGGGTTCATCTCGTTTTCTTAATAACTTACGCTATTAAGCCCCCTAATGATTGAGGGATAATTATTTCATTTAGTAGCTTTCCGTCAATTAACAGGGCTTCTTCTATAAGACCCAAATTTGTTATCGTCAAGCTTTTTATCTTGACTTCTATATGTTGCCATATAGTTCGGCATATGTTTTCTACTATTAAAGTAGCCGAGGCCTCGTGGGAGAATTATTGTTTCCGCATCTCCTATGCTCTGCCCCTGACTAAGCCTTTTAAATCTTAGCCTTCGGTTCAAGTTGTCCCAAAGGGAGTTCCTTGCTTAATTCCTCGGTTTATACACGGCAGTCATTTTTACCGTGTCTTCTTCCCAAATTGTTATTATCAGTAAGCTTTTTATCTTACTCTCTGGGGGTTTCCCTCATTTTCATCGGTATGTCATTTCATACCCAGTTTAGCATATCTTTTCTACTTTCCAGTAGTCCGAGCCTCTTGGACATATTGTATTCTGCTAAAAGCAGGTTCAATGTCTATGCGTTGTCCCTGGCTAAACTTTTAAATTTAGCCTTCAGGTCTGATTAGCAGTTAAGCCTTCCAGGTTTTTTCTCGGATTTATATTTTTACATCGCGAGGCAAAAGAAGTGGGTTGCTTCTAAGTATCGCCCTCATTGCTTGCTTATCTTCGTCCGTTAAAGTATTAAATAAAGGTTGAACTCTTAATGGTCCTCTGCCATTTACATATTTACTTATAATATCAACACTTACTCCATATGATTGAGCTATATCTTTTATCATTTCACCATCTTCTCTTCTAAATACAGCATCACAAAACATTGTGAATGGGGGACCATAATTGCCACCTTTAGAAGAGTGTCTATTTATTTTTACTGGCGTATCTTTGATTAGATTTAACCTTTCTATAAAAGACATTTTTGAAAATAAATCTTTAGGTAGATTATATCTTTCTCTATTATCACCAATAATATCTATGGTAGTTTCTCTGTGGATCTCCATTATTTTAGCAACATCATCTCGGCGAATATTAAAATAATCATAGGCTAATATTTGTAAATATTCATAGCAAGTTAAACCATTTTGAGAATGTGTATATTCAATAAAAGTCTCTACATTTTCATAGTATATTTGTAATTTTTCTTCAAAGGTTAAATTTTCTTTATTGTATTCTTCAAAGAATTCAACATAAGTTTCACCTTTAAATAATTTGTTTAAACTATCTCGATGACACTGTAAATATTGAGCTATGTGATAATAAAAACCATCTATTTCTTTGACTATTGTTATGATGCGGTATTCTTCGTATGTTTTTACAATTCTTTCTGAAGAAATATTTTTACACACATTTAAATTTTTATTACATACTGGTAGATTTTTACTAAGAGCATCATCAATTACTTGTTGTTCTATATCAAATAATTCATTCCTTGTTTCAACGTCTGTTTCTATTATGACATCAAAATTTAAGAGATTCAATCCATATTGATTTACTATTTCTTGTAATTGAGTTGCTGAATGTTTGTTTCTATTAAATCTTTTCCAGTGCTCATATTTTCTTCGATTTGGTCTACTTGTAGAACCAATATAAAATTCTTTTATTAACGGGCTTGATATTTTGTATATGTATCCTTTCATAAGATACCTCCTTGTTATAATATTTTTATTATTTATACTTATATTATAACATATTTATACCGTATCTGTCAAGGATAAATATTGAGCAATGATCGGATATTTTCCGATTAACCACGCGATGATTCGCGGACCGCAACTGAGTCAAATCTTGACCCATTTTTAAAACTTACTCTAAAGTAATCTTTAGCAAATTGACAACCTTTCCAATTGATTTCATTCCTAAAAGCAGGGAATAGATCGACAATTTCTTCAAACTTTTCTTTGGCAATTGTTGCTGATTGTTCCTTTGTCCCCGAACAAATAAATAGCTTACACTTCGGATATAGCATACATTTTACCATCAGAAGCATAATCGACAAAAAGGACTTGCTAAAGGCCCTGGGGTAAGTTGCAAAGAAATATTTATGACGTATGGCTTGTCTTAGGAATATTCTTTGATATGGAAAAAAATTAAAAGTGCTGTCTTTTGCCTTCATAGTATCCAGTAATAAATCAGGATATTCTCTATAAAAAGACAATAGATCAGCAACTCCATCAATATTGTTGTAAACCATGTTTTCAGTTATTTCTAGTTTTCCTGTAGAGGCCTTTCGTAATGATTGAGTGATACTTTCTAGTATTTTCATTATAGAACACTCTCCTCATCTAATAGTTGTGAAAAATCTTCATAATTTTCCAACGTCATAGTATCTTCAACTTCAAATTCATCTTCAGCTAAGTCGTCTAAAGATTTATCTTCAGCCATTTGTAATTCCATTAATTTAATTGCACTTTCTATTTGAGATCCTAAATTAAGTTCATTTTTTACAAGGTTTTCAACATATTTCTGCATATCTCTCACAGTAATATCAATTATATCTAGTGGGGCATCTACCCAACCTGTATATTTATCTATAATCCCTTTTTCTTTTTCGGCAATGGCAAACATTTCACAAATCGCCATCCCCCCATCATCTTTCTCCTTAGATTGCGATGGTTGAAACTTCGCTGATTTCATCAATGTATCATAAGTCTTACTTAACTTAGTAAACCCATCTATATCATCTATGTCCATTGCCTTGTCCATCTTTAAAGAGGTCTTACATATCTTAATCAGATAATCCCTATGAGAAGCAGTAGAAATGTCATAACTTTCCTCCATCTCTTGATACATCTTCTCCATTTTTATCCAATCTTCTTCTTCGTAGGCCTTCCCCCACTTTATTGTCATAGCAATTCTTTCATTCTTAGTAAGCATAGTCCCAAAATCAAAGTCTTTGAAACCTTCTTCCTCTTCTTGTTCTTTCATAATCTGAATTGCTTCTTCTTCTGTTCTTCCTTGTTCAATAAGAGCTTCCTTGTATTTCTGATTTTCCTCTTGTCTTTTAATCTCTTCCTTTTCCAGAAGCTCTCTATGTTCTTGAACAAATCTATCTGTATCAGCCCAAGTGTGTCCCTTAAACTGACTTAGCCTCATCTTAGCTATGTATCGCCCCAATATTGTTTGGGGGTTCTGAGGATTTTGGGGATCTGGGGAATATCTATTCACCAAAATCAACCATTCTCCTGGTATATAAGGTAAGTCTATCTGTTTTAATATGGGGAACGCTGTCTCTGGCTTGTGGGGATTAATCCCCAATGCTATACATTTCTTACAAGTGGACATTGGTTCTCCTTCTTTGTCCACATAATAGTTCTTGAGTTCAAGATTTTTATTACAGGTATCGCAAAATTTCTTTTCTCTTGCCATAACTACCTCCTTTTATTGCGATATTTCTGGTGTTGACGTTCGGGGGAAAAGCTTTCTAATTCTTCGGGGAAGCAAATGCGTCTCATAGCTTCCGCAAAGTAGGGGTTATGGGGCAAAATCTTTTTCCCCCAAAACTCTATTAGGAGCTTGGCTCCCCCCAAAGTATCAAAGTGGGAGTGTTGGGCATACTCCCCATTCTTTCTTATTAGTATGTAGTTTCTACTTGTGTGTAAAATAGTAAAATAAGTATCCTCATAGACCTTATTTTTCATTTAACCACTCCTTTTTGACCTACACTTCCTACAAATAGAATAGAATTTTGACTTACTACTGCTGTTTCTACTGAAGTATCTCTTATGAGCCAAATGAACTGTCTGACATCTATGACAATATTTGTAAGTTCCGTAGGCTTTGTAAGTAAAGAACCAATCTTGCCATTGCTTTTTGTATTCCTCAGCAATTAATTCGGGGATTTTGTTCCTCCAAAGTGAACTTATGTATTCAATAGAATGCTGATTAGCTAATTCTTTTTGAATTTCTTCGTTGCTAGCTCCCCCAATCTTCATCTCTAGGATAGTCATTAGTATGGGAAAGGGGCGAATAGCTTCTTCTATTAGGGCCTCTAGGTCGATCAACATCCAACGAATGTCAGAATGTAAATCTTCTTCTGTGCTAGTTTTTAAGCGAGAATAGTTGATCAGAAGCCCGCTAATATGTTTAGGGTCGGCGAAAGAAATAGCATTCTCGCTCACCATTATCATATTTCCTTCTTCATCATAGTAGAAGGTATCTGCGTCAAAGTTAAATGTTGGGGCAGAGCGCAAAGTGTTTTTAGCATATATTGGGGGACGGTAGCTGTTTAAGATAGAGTATTTTTGTTTACACATATCTATTACCATCTGTTTAATTCGGTATTTTTGAATACCAGAGGCTTTCCCCAGTGCTAAGTTCCATTTGTCGATCTCTTCTTGTAGTTGTTTTAATTCGGGAATTTCCTCATAGTCTTCTGCGGAGATCTTTATTGTGGGGGTAAGGATAGTGTTTTTATCTTGTTTAATAAGAGTGTAAAGACTATCTTCCCCTCCTTCTAATTTTCCGCACAGACCTTCATAGGAAGTTTCTCTTTTGTTGATGGTTACCATCCTATTGCTAGTGTTAATTTCCCTCTTTTCTACATCTGCTACATAGATAAGATAATCTGCCATCTTTTCTAGGAGAGAAGAAGGAGGGTCTGGTGTTTCAGAAAGGATTTTTTCAACCAGCTTTTTCCTTTCTTCGTAAGTTCTTATGTTATAATCTAAATTCATTGTTAGTTTCCTCCTGAGTGGGGAGAGAATTTAGTGAGGAACGAAGTTCCGAGCTAAAGACGCTCCCAGTAATTAGTTTAAGAGGAACGAAGTTCCTCTTAAACTAATTACCATATATTATTATTATTATTATTATTTATATTATTATTATTATTATATATTAATATTATAACATATTATTGGGGGAAAGTCAAGATAAAAAGTTTAGCGAAAAGATTTGACTTTTTTGTTCAAATATGCTATAATATAAATATTATTATTATTATTATATTGAGTAGTTTCTATATTTCGGTCGAGAGGAACGGTGGTCTATGAAAAAATCTTTGGTTTTCTTGAATCAAAAATATTCATCGGTCGAGGAGGGTGTGCTAAGACCATTTTGAGGTTTCAAAATCAAAATTTTCCCAAAACACTCCCCCGTGGTAGAAACTCTTATTTTTTTCTAGGCACCTGCCTTCATCCTGAAAGCCCCCTTTAGTTCGCAAAAGAAAGATTGGGGAATGGATAATCTAAATCTGAAAATGGGAAAAGTAAAAAGCTATATTATATATTCCCAATTGACCTAGTTTCAGATAGAATTAAGCCTATTGTGTTTTGCTCGGCGCGCCACCGATGGTGAGCAAGCCGTAAGTTATCCACAGATTGTGTATAAAAATTATCCACAGGCTGAGTTATCCACAGGTTGAGTTATCCACAATCCCAAAATTGTGGATAACCTACTTATCCACAGGCAAAAAGTTGGGGATAACTCACTTATCCACAGGTTTATCCACAGGAATTGCCCCCAAGAAACAGTTATCCACAGGAGTTATCCACAGACTAATTTTATCCACAGATACTTATCCACAGAAAAGTTATCCACAGCTTCTCAAAAATCAAAATCTGGGGATAAAATTATCCACAGTTCACTTATCCACAAGCAGTTATCCACAACCCCTACTTATCCACAAGCTTCTGCTACTTACTTATCCACAGCTCACACCTTTGTCCACAAGTCGCACGACTTATCCACAGGAGAGCAACAACACTTATCCACAGAACACACAAC